TCATAAGCAAGGTAGAACAGCTTGCTACAATGCATAATAAGGAATTAGGAGCGGTTTATGAGGGCGCTATGTCATTCCTTAAATTCAACCCTAAAACGCCTATGAATCAGTTACAGCCACAACAGGCGGACACTCTTATTAACTACCTTACTAAGAACGGCGCTACAGACTAATTTTAAGAAGGGGCTTTACAAGTCCCTTTTTATTTGTTATTATAATCTTGTGTTAAAAACACAAAAGCTACATTACGGCGATTTTTGGTGATAGTTTGTAATTGTTGGTTTTTACCTGTTTGAGAACACCTCCTACAAGATTATTTCGATATTAAACCTAACATCATTATTCATTAAGTGCTGAAGCAGACAGTACGAGAATGATAAACATTAGCTAATGGGAAGAAAGACAACCGCATTGCAAACGGTTGTCTTTTTTTTGCGTTCATGGTAATATGATTACATACTAAAAAATTAAAACATCATACTTTTAAATGTTCATAACAGAAACGGAACTTTTGTTATGCGTACATCATTTTTTAGTCAATAATTTGTTTGTTTATTTTCTTTGTCGTTTGTACTTGGTGCGCGTCAGTGCCGCTAAGTACGCCAAAAAGAAAGAGTGTAGGAAGTCGAGCGCCTACACTCTTTTTTTGTTGCATTTATTTTGTGATCTGCTATAATAGTTTATGGATAACCGATAACGAATGATTGCGTTATTCTCCTTTCAAACTTAACTATCTGCAACAAAGTTACTTGTACTTGACATGTTTTATTCATTTTACAATCCTTTTGCAATTCGAATGTTTTGATGTGTAAGAAGCCGCCCCTTCAGCAAGGGCGGTTTTTTCTTTGCCTAATAATCTTTTTTTAAAAAATGTATTGACTTGCTGAAACTATAGCTATATACTTAGGTTAATCTAAAAAAAGAAATGAGGGTTAACAATGGAAGTAGTTATCAATGTCGAAAACATTAACGCATATCCTTTTTTACATGATCGCCTTGTAGCGTTTGAGGGTATGGTTAATAATGGGGATAGCAAGCAATTTTTACAACAGCTTGCCGCGGGTAAAGAAGTTGGTAAGGCTAACAAGTTCAATCTATCGCTTTCTAAAAGCGTAGGGCGTTTCTTGGACGATCTTTTAACGGACTTGCATAACGAATATTACCCCGCTTACTACATGCGGGAATTTAAAGCCTTAGAGGTTTCGTTTGTAATGAAAGACGCTCATAGGAGCGTGCAACTGCAAGACATTTTCAAACTGCTAACGCTTTTCGATTCTAATTGGAATGAGGTTGTATAAATGACAATGCCGAACAAACTAGAATACTTGTTACAGACGCCTACAGCACGAATAGGGGCTGTGACGTTCCAAGATGATATTTACACCGAATTAGAACTTATCGTTACTGTAGACCGCAAAGAGTACGTTAAAAGCCGCGTTGTTTATAACAGCGAAATGGATATACTTAGCGTAAAGATCGCTATTAACGATGGTAACGAATTTATTAACTACACTGACACGCCTAGCCTAATGAACATGTTAAATGCTTGGCGTGAGGTACACGAATTATAGGACAGGGGACAAACAAACATGACAAAATTTAACGAACTTAATACAGCAATGAACGATCTTACAGAAAAGGAATTAACGGTTTTTGCTCCATTCCTAAAACCGTTAGCGCTTTATAATTACGCGCGTTCTAACTTCAATGAGATTCATTTGACTACATGGCTACAACTAGAAAGCACTACAGGCAAGTTATGGGCTGTCTTAGCGCTCAAAACATGGAAAGTCGATAAAGTAGGCGTCGATACAGCTAAGCGCCTTTATACGGCTAAATTAGCGTTATTAGAAGCATTGAATGTAGCCAACTACGAAATAGCTAACATTATCATTGAAATGAACGCTAAAGGAAAGTAGGTTATGACTATGGCAAACGGTTTTAATAAAGGGCGGTACTTGTTGCCGTCCCTCAATCTTATTGAACGCCGCATAACAGCTATTAAATGCTTCTTAGATAACTGTAGCGGCAACTTTAACCAAGCGTATTACATTGGCGGGGAAATACTTGATTTAGAACAGGCTATAAGTGATACACGCCGCTACATGCTGACATACGACGAACGCCGACTTTTAGACGACTACAGCGAGCGCTTAGAAGCAATGTATAAAGTTATACAGCTAAAGCTAGAAACAGACGATAAGAAGGGCATACAAGCCCCTACGGACGATCTTTAAAGGAGAATGATATAAATGACTACAGAAACAGAAAAAGCCCTTGAAACGTTAAAATTAGACGTTGAACGCTATGAAAAATTTGTTGATAGCATGGAAAAGCAAGACATAGCCGCCGACAAGGTTCTTAACGGCTTCATGCTTATGATTGATCGGGAATATAATTTCAAGCCTTGCGCCGATCTTTGGGACAACTACCAAGCATTTTTAAAGGTATTCAATTCTATGATGTAAACAAAAAAGAGCGCCCCGCTATGGGACGCTTTTTTTATTGGCTAAATTTATTTAGGCTCACATTCAGAGAATAGAACGTACTTGCTAGCCGCTGTCATGTAATTACCGCTCTTAGTGCGATACATTGGGTAGCCGTCAACGTCTACCATGCCAACTACTTCATGCTTAGAGCCGCCGCCTTTTTGTCCTGTTGGGTTGTCCCAACGTGGACTATTGTAGTAGTTAATACGTTCCTTGGTAATTATCCAACCGTTAACGGCTTTATTAGCGCCTACAGACGGTTTAGAAGCTGTTTTACGCTTGTAGCCTAGAATGTCCGCCGCAACGTCACCGATAGCCGCGCATAGCTTGTCAAAATTCTTTTGATATGCCGCGACGTCTGCTTTACTAGACACAAAACAAACCTCTAATAACACGCCTACAGCTTTTGTATTCTTTAATACATATAAGTCTGTACGTTTGATAGCGCCGCGGTTTTTAATGCCCTGTGCTGAAGCCATAGCCGCCGCGAATTTAGTAGCGTATGTTTTACCTGTAGCAGAATAATACAGCGCTTCAGTGCCGCCCGCTGTAGCGTTAGCAGACGCGTTGAAGTGTACGAATAAGTTAAGATCACTATGCGTCTTGTCGTGCCATGCGTCGATGTTGTACAGGTTGCCGCTTTGTGTTGTCGCTGTCTTTTCGTCGTATGTTTCAACGTCGCAATCATAGTTAGCTTTTAAGTACTTGGCTACGCCTGCTGTCACTTTGTCCGCCTCTTGGTGTTCTTTGATGAAACCGACAGCGCCTTGAACTTTTTCACCATGTCCCGCACTGATTTTTAATTTTTTAACCATGTTTATCGCTCCTATTCTTTATATAATTCGTCTTGTTGTTGTACGTCTTGCGTGTCCGTAAAGCCTTCAGTTGTATTGTCTGACACGATACCTAAAAGCCCAAGGATAAGAAAGACGGTTTGTACTAATGCTTGTAGCTTGTTGTTAAGTTCGTCAAAAATAAAGTTAAAGCCGAATAAGCCGCCAACCTGTTGAATTAATACCAAGATTAACGGAATTAAAGCTAACCAAAAGACTTTTGATTTAAAACGAATTTTCCAATTTATTCCTAAGAAGTTTTTCACGAGATCACCTTCTTTCAATTAGTCTATTGTAACATTTGTGTAAGTACAAAGTAAATAATGCCGCCGCCCGCCGCTGTACCTGTAACCGCTCCGCCAACTACTTTCCAAAAGTTATTTGCATTAAGTTCTCGTAAGCTGTCGCGGCGTTGTTGCGTGTCTTGACGAATGTTTAACAGTTGTGTTGCCATTGCGCCAACAGTCTGCGACATATTAGCATTTTGTTCTCGTAAATACTTGTTGCTTTCAAGTACTTGGGTATTGCCTTCAATAACTTTCTCATGCGTGGACTTGGCAAGGTTACGCAATTCGGCAACCTCGTTTTTAATACTCGTAATATCATCTTCCATATTATCAATTTTCATTTCATGCTTGCGTAGTTTTTCTTCATGTTCTTTTAAAACTTCGCTATGTTCTTCTACTACGGTTTTTAAGTTCTCGTCCATGCTCTAGCCTCCTTAGTAGCGTAGCCCTTCGATACGTCGAATAGTAACGGTATTACCGTTTAATGACGCGTTGCCGCTTGTAACATTATAAACGTGGTCAAAAGTGATACTAAATTTATTCCCTTGGCTAAAGTCTAACATAGCTTCATACATGCGTGGTTGTGTAGCGTCGGCGTCCTGTAAGTTAAATTCCATGATAGTAGGAATAGTTTGTACACTGTCCCACTCTTGAACGCGATAGTTACCGCCTGCAAAGCCGTACATAATGCGATAGTATTTATAGTTTCGTACATTGTCCGCTAAGTTGTATAACGTACCCGCGGGCGCGCTTGCTAGGCTAGCCGCTCCTTCCCAAAGTAAGACAGGTTTCAAGTCTTCTACAGCGTTATAAAATTCTTCTTCAGTGGTACGCAAAGAAATTTCAACCTCGTCTAAAATATCCTGTCGGAAAGTAGCAATGTTGTTATTAACAAGCTGTTGGACTGTTGCCGCTAAGTTGCCGTTAATATTTTCTTCTACGTCTGTAGCAATTTGCTGTTCCATAGCCGCCAAGTCATTACTAATAGTTGTCGTTAAGGTTTGTACCTTGTTGTCAATATAAGACTTTTGCGGGTTAGATACAGGCTTGTCAACGTCAGCCGTATTGTCAACGTTCGATAAACCTACTTGGCTTTTAGTAACGTTGTGAGGGTTGCTCTTGTCGTCCTTATGTGTATTGAGTGCTGTTGTAACCGCTTGATCGCCTGATTGCATGTCGGTTACTAGCGCATAGTCCCCATTGTTAAGCATGTTAGAAACCTGTTCAATTTGTTGCTCCAATGGCTCTAATGAGTTGCGGACTTGCTCTTTTAAATCTTCAATAGTGCGAATGTATACAATTTTCAATTCGCCGTCGATCTCGTTAATAAGAGCGGCGTTGATATTGAAGTTAAAAGTAACAGTCGTTACAGTCGTTTTCTCACCGTTAGCGTTGATGTAAATTTGCCCTGTTGCCTCGCCTGTACGTGCTAACATGTCGTCATTAAGTGTGAAAGCGATCACGCCGTTAAGAGCGTCCAATACTTCCATTTCATCAACAAAAAACGAGCCGTCCCCTGTCTTGATAGCAATAAGCGTTTGACTTGTGTTATTAGAAAATGAAACAGGCTTGCCGTCCTTGGTTACTTGGAACTTTAGCATGGCTGTATTTAAGTCTTGATTATAGAAAGATACACCGATATTACCTTTTGGCTTTTGCATAGGTGAAATATCAATTTTCTTTAATACTTCTTTGTTTAACATGATGTTTGCCCCTTTCTGATTTTTGGCAATTAAAAAAGAGTGCCATAATAGACACTCTTAATTATACATGATTTTATGCTTTTAAGCCGTCGAACTTATACCAATTGTTAGCTACGCCGTTTCCTTCAACAATGCGATAGTACATAGACATGGTATTACCTGTCTGACTGTTACGGACTAAACGTTGCATAAAGCCGCCGTCTGACTGATTACCTTCAACGAATAAAAACCAACCCGCTACAGTGTTATTTTCGGGAAAATCTGACAGGCTATTAGCTTTGTTGGCTGTAACATAATATTCGCCCGCGCTGTTCACTTGTGACAGCTTTGTTACACTGCTATGGATAGCTTCATATACGCCGCTTGTTAATACCTTAGTCCAAGGGGCAACAGTACCCGCCTGTACAGATACAAGGCGCTTGTATGTTGTCGTTTGTCGTGTAGGTGTGTTCTTTGTCATTGTCTGAAGCACGTAGCCGCTCGCACTTGCAGGCGTGTTATGCAACCACCAACCCGCGTCCTTGATATAGTGCGGGAAGTCTGTTAAGTTGTCGCAAAAATCTTGTGTAAAATAATAGTCGCCTTTAGCTACCAAGTCACTAATACGCGTTAAATCGTTCGGAATTTCTTTAGTGATCGCGCTACCTGCTCCGCCGTATGCGTTAATACGCATTAATAGCTGTTCATAGCCGCCAACCTCGAAAATACCATAAATTTTATGCGTGCGTTCTACGCCTGTAGTAATGCCAAGTAACAAGGCGTCTTTATCGCTGTTAGGCTCTTGGTAAAGCTGTAAACCTTCGGGCTCGCCGAAATTATCAAAGTAGCCGTTTTTCTCGTTGTCGCCGTAATTAATTTCTTTTTGCGCTACGATCTCGCCGCTATAATCAAATTCGGTAATTAGCTTTTTACCTGTTGACGTACCTGTTAACCAAAATACGCGGTTAGGCATAACGGCAATGCCTTGCATAACATTAGCGTCAATCGCTACGACGTCGCTATCTTGTGTAAGGGTTGTAGGGACTTGGAACGACGCAATAACATTTTCCACGCCGTTAAGTACTTCGGACAGCTTACGGACTTCAACAGACATCTTTAATGTTGCGCCGCTACCTGTTGACTTACGATATACAATTAAGTCTTCACGTTCGTTAATAACAGGGGTAATATAAGCCGCTTCATTGCCTGCGCCCTTGTATACGTCTGTCATGCCGCTTGTACCGTAATCGTAAGAGCCTACGTTGAATTTAACTTTTACTAGCTTATGCGCGCCGCTTTCATCGTACCAATGAGAAATAATGTACAGGCTGTTACCTACATGATAGTAGCCGTTATGTGTGCCATGCCCCGCATTTTTACATTCCATTGTCCCCACGTATTCACCATTGAATTTCAAACGGTGGATATTGTAGCCGTTAATGCTTGATAACGCTTGAACGATATAAACATAGTCAAAATTGTTGTCGATATAGAAATGTTGCATAACGTTATTTTGTGGCGTCTTTGCATACAGCACATAGCCGAACTCTTGGCGTAAAATATCTAAGCTGTCAAATAAGTTTTTGATCGTTGCCATCGCGTTTTCAATATCCACTTTTACACCTTGGCTATCAAGCATGTACGCGGCATAGTCAGCGGCTAGGCGCTCCGCTAATGTTAAATACGGTGTACCGTCGTTAGCTACTCGCGCGTCTTTTAATTCGTTAATGCCGTCGCCGTTGTTTCCTAGAATCATGTTAGACCATTTGTTTTTTAGATATTCGATAACATCTTTTAACGTTTCGTCCCCATGTTCGATCTGTTCCGACGTATGAGCGGGTAAAGCGTTTTTCTCATGTTCTGTTAAAGCTGTTTCATTGCCATTAATAGCCTTTTCAATCTTTGTAAAGTTGTCGTTGATTTGTTCGCGAAAATCACTGTTTAAATTAATGTCTACGTTTTTATTAAGTTTGATACTCATAAAAATACCTCTATTCCTGTTGTATTCGCCCTCTAAGGCGTTTTAACCGTTGCAATGAGTTGTCCGTTGTCATTCACTGAAACGCTGTATAACGTGCCGTTAGGCGCTCTTAATGTAATGAAGTCTAAAGGGGCATTTTCTATATGCTCGTCTAAGTCTTCTACAGCTTCGGGAACTGTCATAGGATAAAAAATATCATTAGTGAATGAATCATGGAAATATCGCTTGTCAACAACTTCGTTTTCGGCGTTGCCGTCCTCAATAATAACTTCTTCATCACTTGCCATAATATCACCTCTAAACTTTCTCGACGTAGAAGCCTGTACCTGCTACTTTGTCGTTAATGCCTACCAATTGTGAGTTAAGAGAACGCGTGCGAGATTCGATATTTTTAACGTTGTTAATCAGTTGCTTTTGCATTGTTAAAATATCTTTCTTAGCGTTACTGAAAGTCATTTCTTGGGGCTTCTTACTAAATGGGTGGTAGTTGCGTAATTCAACTATTTTCAAGTCTGTATCAAAGCCTAGCACTTCATGGTATAAATGCCATTTTTGCCGCTCTGCTGTCGGCTCGTCTTCGTCCATGTACGACGCCTGTATATCGTCCTTAGTGCCCTTATAGTTAACCGTAACAGATAACAATGGATAGTCTTGTATAGAACGAGCCGCCCAATTCTTCAGCGTCGTTTCATCTTTAATTGTATCATTCGTTATAGGCTCGCTCCACTTTTCGCCCCATTCTTCAGCGTTAGGGCTAATGTAGTCCATTTGTGCATAATACTTATCGTTACTTTCTGTAATGAAAATATTAGTGCCGCTCGCTCCTAAGTACATACGCGACTTTTTCCCTGTTGGTGGCTTGTGTGCCGCGTCGTCACCTAAGAATGTCAGCTTAATAGTGTACTCGCCCGCCGCTAAGTTGTCAGCTAATATCCATTTCTTTGTAGTCGTCTTTTTGTTGTAGAAAGAAATGACACTTTCTAGCTTGCCATTAATGTACAGGTTAGCTTTCCCACCGTACACGCCCAAGCGTTGATTAAAATAAATCTTGTCGCCTTTTTTATTAATCTTAATTGTTGCCGTTGCTGTCGCTCCGACTTGGGAACTGTACCAAGTTGTATTTTTTGAGTACGTCCCTGTTAATGTCATCTTGTCAACAGTTGCCGCCGAATAGTTTAAGTCCTTTTCTTCCTTCAGCTTGCCATACGCGCGGACAGCCGTTTTAAGGCTTGTTGTGTCTGTTGTAACTGTTACCTCGTCAGTGTTGTACAGGTAACGAATGGAGCGGTTAGCGTCAATATAAAACGTGTCTTCGTCGTAGAATACCCAATGGCGGTTGTCACAAAAAGCAATGTAGCCGTATAAGTCCTTACCTTCAGTGATCGCCGTTAGTGCTGACTTGCCGCCGACAGTTTCAAAAGTCGATGTACTGTCAAATTTACCTTTAATTTCGTATGTGTAGCCTAGCTTGTTGCCCTTGATGTAAAAGTCAAGGTACTGCTTTAAATTCATGGTTACATCTTGCCCGCTCACATCGTTAATAACATGGTCTTGAATTTCGAAACCGATGTGATTAGCTGTAATTTGTTTCTCGTATTGCGTACCAACTACACGCGGAACACATTGTTTAATAACATACAGTTGGTTACGGTATTTAATAAAGCCTTCTTCTTGTAGCAAGTCAAAGCTGAAGGCGTTAAAGTTTGTACGCTGTACAGTAAAGGCAACAGATCGCTGTAAGTCCCTATTCCATGTATATACAAAACTATTGACATCAATATCAATCAGTAGTTCTTCATACTTTTGTTTTCGATCTCGTACCCTTAAAATGTTCCAAGATAAAGCCATTGTCCTGCTCCTTCCTAGCGATAAATAAAGTTAAAATCAAACGTAATTTCGAACTTTTCAGCGCCGTATAATTTAAAACTATTCTTGCCGCTTGCGATACGAATAACATTGTGATTCGTGTCTTTCCCTACATGATCGTCATTAAGAAGCGGGAATACGCCTTCTAGCTTTAATACGTCCGTTTTCTTCAGTTCCTTTTCATATCGGAACTTGTCGCCTGTCGTCATGTTCTCAATTTGTAAGGCTTTCACTTCGCGGGTATCGTCCGCCGCATATTGCACGTTTTTAATTGTGATCGTGAGCGGGTGGTGTTTTCGAACGTCCACCGTATCGCCGCCAAGGTTGTACACTTCAAAATTTTTCGTGTTTTTAAAAATGTAGTCGCGTTGTTCTAGCGTCTGTAAGTAGCCGCCCATTGCCCAACTATCTTTTTGTTTCAATTGTCCTGTAGAAACGATAGACAAGCCATAGCCTGTAGAGCATGTAAAGTTAATTGTACACTCGCCACTATATGGGCTTTGTCGCGTGAAAGTTGCTTCAGCTTTACTAATCAGATATTTAATAAATGGTAGTTGGTAATGTTGTAAGTAAAAGTCCCCGCGGCGGGTAACAAAGTTACGAATTTCATTAGCTACTAAGTGGTATTGTTGGGAATCGCGCGCACGTAATTTAAAACGGACAGAAACAACAAAAGGCGCAAACGTGTTACCTTGATTGATAACACCGTCTACGCCTTGAATGTTGTAATTAATTTCCGTAAATACAGGCGTATGCTGTCCCACTTCAATAACTTTTAGAGCCTTGAACTTTTCTAATAAATTTACTGTCTTGTTAGAAAAGATCATGTTTATGAAGTAGTTAGACATAATATTAACCTCCGAAATAATTGATTTGTTGCATGTCGCGCGCTTGGTGCGCGTTTACAACTCGAACAAATTCGCGTCCGTCTAGGTTAATTATAACATCATTATTACCGCCATTAGCACGAATAGCGTTAATAATTTCGTCAACCATGTATTTATTAATACCGTTATTAAATTGTTGTGCCTGCTTTTGTCGTCCTGTAGCTGTCACTAATGCCGCCGCCTGCTTAACAAGCGTGTTATTAGCTGACATATCTTTGAACGCCATTGACAGGGCTTTTTTAGATAAGTCGTGAGGTACAACAACCTCGCCGCCGTTAAAGAACATCATTTCGCCGCCGTTCTCGTTGACGTTATGAAGTCCGCGGCTTGCGTTGTTAGTTCCGTTAGCGTAGCCGCCCGCTCGTCCCCAACCTGCAATTAATGAGCCGTAACGTTTCAGCGTGTAATTGATTGAAGCAACGATGTTAGCTAAAGGGTTGTAAATATTGCTTGATAACGATTTATCGCGGTATGCGTCAAACGTCGGAGCAATTACCTGCATTAAACCCTTGGAAGGTGTCCCCTTCTTAGCGTTGCTGTCCCAATTGTTTATAGCTTTGGCGTTACCGTTTGATTCCTGTTGCATACGACGTAACAGGGCGTTTAAGTTAGCCGCCGAATAGTTGCCTGTCATTTTTAGTGCCTTGGTTGCTACGTCTTTCCATTGCTTAACGCCGCCGCCAACAGTGCCAAAACTGAAGTTTCCGCCGCTCGCGTTCTTGGCTTCTTTAGGGCTCTTAGCGCTAATATGCAAGTGGTTACTGTGATCGGCTTGCGCCGCATAAGGGTACTTACTGAAAGCCCCGCCATTGTGCGCCCACTTGTTAGAGCCGATGACGAATTTTAAATATGGGTGGTTAACAAGTGTCTTAGCCATTTCGTAGTAACTGTTATCACGTACACCGCCGCGGGCGAGGTCGAGCGCTAAGCCTGTCGTATGGTCTGACTTAACGCCGCCTGTATTTGCAGACGTTGAACGTTTACCACTCGAAATGTATAAGCCCTTGTATTTGTTCTTGAACTTTTTAACGATCTGTTTACCCAAGTCGTATAAGTAATCATATACCCCTTTAGGGTTAGAAATCTTGTTGAAGTCGCCTGTAAACGGTGAATAACTTCCAAAGTCACCGCCGCCCTCGCCGCCGCCTTCTAATAGTCCTTTTATCCAATCTTTAGCTTTTTCGCCGACGAACTTAGGCAATGCAATACCCATGTCCTTAACGACGCCTTTAGCGCCTGTTTTAGATAAGATTTTCTCCATTTTGTTGTAAACAACGCCCGCGATAAATTTAACAGGGTTTTTAATGAAGTCGTCAATGTTGTCAAAAATCTTGTCCGCCTTATCAATGACGCCACCGACAAAATCTTTAGCAGTCGCTAGCCAACCTGTACCGCCTGCATACTTAGGAATACTAAGGCTGTTCATAAGTTGCTTAGTGTGATCGCCGCGCATAACTTGTGTACCCGCGGGAGCGTCTAAGATTACATTACGTCCTTCGGGAATAAACGTTTTACCGCTTGGTAATTTAATCAATTCTTTATAGTCGCCTGTTGGTGCGTCGTTGACCATCATCAAGCCGCCCATGTGTCCGCCTGTACCGCTTGCAAACTTAGGAATGGTTTTAATTTTAATGTCGTCAGCGCCAACCGCTCCAAGGATAAAGTTAACGCCGCTTTCTACGCCGCCAATAAGTTTATTGACGCCCTCGCGTGCTTTGTTACCTACAGCAGTAGCCGCGCCTTTCACTTTCTCTTTACCTGCTTCTATGCCGCGTGCCATGTCGCTAGGTAGTTCCTTGGCTTTCTTGAAAATCTTTTCAAACCAATCTACAACCTTGTGATACATGTCTTTGGCAATATTAACAACCCAATCTCGCATATTATCAAAAGCGTTCTTAATGGCTTTAGCCATGTTGTTAGCTATGTCTTTTGTTTTGTCGCGTGCCTTGTCAAACCATGATACAACCTTGTCATAAAGTTCTTTTGCTTCACGAACGCCGCCGCGTACCATATCGCCGAAAAAGTCTACAACCTTGTGATACATGTCTTTAACGATTTTTGCCGCCTTGTCGCGCATATCATCAAAATGATCGTATACAGCCTTGACAAGTTTGATAACGAATTTAATAGGGCGAACATACATAAATTCAAAGTAGTCTAGTAAGAAGTTTAAAACCCATTTAATAATTCGTACAACGTCGTCTTTTAAGTCGCCGAACTTGTCAGCTACGCCGCTCGCTAGTCGTTTCGTTTGTTTAACAGCCGCGTCTTTCATATCGCCGAAATAGTCGCCGATCTTGCTAGCCCATTTCTTAATGCTTTTGAAGGTATCGCTAAACCAATCAATCATAGCGCCCCACGCTTTTTTAATGCCTTTAGCCGCTCCTTTTACAGCGTCCCAAACGCTATCCATAAAGTTACGGAATTTCTCGTTATGTTTGTACAGGATAACAAAGCCTGCTACCAATGCCGCGATAGCTGTAACAACTAAGCCGATAGGGTTAGCACGCATAACCAAGTTAAGCGCTCGCTGTGCTACAGCCGCCGCTTTCTGTGCCGCTGTCATGCCAACCAATGAAGCGCGATAAGCTACGATAGCAGTTCGAGCCGCGCGGAAAGCCGCAACCCCACCGCGTACACCGTTAGCAAGTGCGACAGTACCGCTATAAATTGCCTTGGCAACAAAGATACTGATAAGTATTTCACCAATGATCTTTAATTGTTCCTTGTGTTCTGCTAAGGAGCGGAGCGCGTCACTGACTTTCTCTAAGCCGTTTGTAGCGCCGCCGCTTGCCTTAAATGCCTTATACATTTCCTTGACTTTATCGATGACAGGCTCGAAAAACTCTAATGCCCCTGTTAAAACAGTCTTGATAATGTCGCCAATAGTACCGAAAATCTCTTTAATAGTGCCGCTGTTATCTTTAAGAAAGCCAACAAAGCCCTCTACAGCTTCAGACATGCCCTCTAACGCCTTTTGAATAGGTGGCAATACAATTTCAGCCAAGCCAAGGAAAGCCGCGGCTAATGGCTTTAATGCCGCCTGTGCTGTACGTGTAACGCTTTTAAGACGGAAGTCAAAAGACTTTTGAAGGTTTTCAACAACGTTGTCCGCCGCTCCTTCATAACCCTTCATAGCGTCCTTGCCGCTTTGGAGCGCGTACATAGCCTTACTTTCTAAGTCTTCCCATTTCGTTCCGTACAGTGCTACCCCTAATTGGTTAGCTTTGGTTTGATCGTCCATGCCTTCCAATGCGCCTAATACACTGTCATTCATTTCTTGCACTGTAGCTTTGCCGTCTTGGAACTTAGCAAACATTTCTTGCGTACTCTTAGGAAGTTCCGCCATAGCTTCAGCAGTACCCTTAGAGCCGTCCTTCATTCGAATTTGGAACTCTTTCATGGCGTCATTAACATAGTCTAAATTGTATACGCCCGCTTCAGACGCATTGATTAAAGTATTGAACATATCTTCAGCACTGTAGCCCATTTGTCCCCAAAGTGGCGTATATTCGGCTAGGTTATCAAACATTTCGTTACTCATGTTCAAACCTTTAGCCGCGCCCTGTGCCATTAAGTCAAACGCTTTGTCACTGTCTACACCGAATGACTTCATAATGTTATTCCCTGCGCGTGTAACCTCGTTAACATCGGCGTCAAACGTCTGTGCTAAACCCATTGCTTTTTTTGTTGCGTTCTCTAAGTCCGCGCCGTCGCCAATATCTTTCATGTTCTGCTTGACTTGGATAAGAGCGTCAGACACTTCACCGACGTTCTCACCAAAACCCATTTTCCAAGCATTAACAGCGGTATCACCTAGCTTTTCAGCCTCGCCGCGTGTAATGTTAAAGCTGTTTTGAATCTTTGTTACTGATTCGTCAAAGTCCTTAGCCATATCCACAACAGCAACAGCCACGCCCGCAAAGATACCCGCCGCGGCTAGCTTAATCTTGCCGAACGATTTTTCTAACCGCTCCGCGCCTTGTTCGCCTTGGTTAAAACCGTCATTAAGGTTGTCCCCAATGTCGCCGCCTAATTGGTCTAGCTGTCGGCGTAAGTCCTGCAAAGTTTGGCTCATTGATTCATCTAAGCCATTGCCTGCATTGTTACCCAAGTTATTTAATAATTGGTCTATGCGTTCAATCTCGCTACGTGCTGATTGTTCATTAACAAGTACGTCAATAACTACTTTACCGTCACTCATAGCCATTTATAACACCTCATTTATTTTTGTTTTGCGCGTTCATTACAAAAGCGCTAAATACGTTGCTAATTTGTTCCGCGCCCTGTTCTTCCTGTTTATCCTTGCTATAAAGAGAATAGTAGTTTTGTAACTCTATTGTAGCATTTAATTCGTCACCTTCTAAGCCCTGTAATGA